AAAACAACTTCTGGTGAAGTTACTACACCTTGTTCAGCAAGTCTTGTGCGTCTCTTTTTTTCTTTTTCTTGTGCAATCATTCCTGCACGAACTGAACTAACCAATCCTTCCTCCTTTCATAGCATTCATAGCTGCTATATCTCGTTGAGTTTGTATTCTATCTTGAGCAATTTCTTCTTGTTGCTGAAGACGTTTGTTGTCAATCATTATATCATTTGACTCTTTTTGCATTTCCATCTCTGTTTTTTTCTGAAATTGTTCGGCTTTTTGTTGTATTTCAGAACCACGAAGAGCTAATTCTTGTTTTCTTAACGTAACAAGAGGGTCTTCTTGTGGCGGAGGTGTAAGTGCTTGTGCATATTGCTCTTGTACTTCGGCTGCAATTTCGGCTGCCCTTGATGCAATTTGATCTGTTATTTGCTTCTGCATATTAGGATCTTGTTGCATCATCATCTGTTGTTCTGGTGGTATTGATGCCATAATTTCTTGTTGTGCAGTCATTTCAGACATCATTGCTATATGCTCGGATATATGACCTTGCAACGTCATAAGTATTGAAGCATTTGATTGTGCCACAGGAGTAGAAAGCATTGCTAAATGAGCAGATATATGTGCTTGATGATTTTGTTCTGGGAATGCAGTTAACACACCCAACCTTAATGCCTCTTGATTTTCTTTTGCTGGGTTCATGGGCATTGGTTGTGGGGGAGGTTGCAACACTTGGTCTATATTTGTAACACCTAACGCTTCGTACATCTTTCGATAGGCTTGATACATACCATTTTGCCCATGAATTTCTGGATTGCTTTGTGCTAATTGCAATTGTGTTTGAGCCAAAGCAATACGTTGAGACATTGAAAATATATTAGGATCAGAGACAGGTAATATATCTATTCTATCATCAAAATCATTTTGTTTTATTTCTGGTGGCGCTCCTGGTACTTGATATGGATACATTGGAACACCCATAGAAAACACACGAGCTAATAACTTAAACTCTATCTTTTGTGAATAATGGAGACGTTTATGAATAGCTGACATAACTTTTGTGCCACGCTCCATAATAGCCATAGTTGTGCCAACAGGAGCGTTGCCTTGCATCTCACCAACTTTCATGTCAGCCATAGATGCAAAACGTCTACCAGAATCAATTAATGTTCCCATAAGAGAATATAATGTTTGTGATGGTTCTTTAAATGGTAATGGCATAATAGCTTGCCTTAAATCACCACCTACCATATCTACATCTCTAAACTCTCCAGGATTTAGAGGTGTCTCATCATCCCTTATTCTAGCTCCTCTGGCTTTAAAACCTGCTGGAAGGTTAGATAGTGTGCCAGCGTCTATTAGCTGCCTTAGAATGGACGTAGAAGCTCTGGAAAGACCGCCTATAGTATGTGTGAGACCAAAACCATAAAACCCAAGACCAGGTAGAAACTTATAATGCACAAAATAAGGCACTTTCCTACGGAGCGGATCACTTTCATTGAAATTCCGTTTGATTGATAAGACATCACCAGTGTCCTCCATGATTGTAACGATATAGGGCATCTTCAGTCCTGTGGGTTCACCATCAGCTCCAACATCTTCAAATCCTTCAATATCTAAATCTGTGTGAACTTCATAAATCATCATCTCTTCATTCTGCGAAGAGCTACTTGTAATACCTTCTATCTCGTTAATTGTATCCTTCACTTCGTTCATAGTGTCTGAATCAGCTCCAGAACTAGGAAGTTCTATATCTCTGTAAAATCCTGATAATTGTAATTTTTTAATTTCGTTTTTATCCATACGAATGCAGTGAGTTATTCTCGTTGCTGTTGCCAAGTCTGTTGCACTGTAAGGAACGATTAAGTCCTCAGAATGCACAAACTTACTGACAGCTCTTTGCATTGAAGGATCAAAATAAACTTTTTTAAATGCTGAACCTACAATCGGAAGATAAAACAACATTTGATCTAATTCAGGATCATATTCTTCCATCTCGTAAGTTATTTGGTAATTCATATAATTTTTAACACGCTCTGCTTGAGCTGTTACTTCTGGAGTTTCTGCTCCAATGATTGATGTCTTGACAGGCCCTCCAGCAGGTAGCATTTCACGATATGCCTGTGCCTGAAACTGCGTAACGGATTCAGCTAGTAGTGGATGTACTATTCCAGATGCTCCCTCGAAAGGCTCGGATCTATCTTCATAACTCATACCAAGAAGCTCTAGTCCGCCTTTATATTGTTCTTCCCAATCACTTCTTGAATTAGTGTCATCTTCTATGTTGCGTATAATTTCATTAGATATTTCTGATAATACATCTTCATCAATGTGTTCTGCTAGGTTTGCATCAAACGGAATAGCTATAGGATCTTCTGCTTCCATCTCCATATCACCAACAATCGCTGATCCATCCTCTAATTCTGTCACACCTTCTACCAAAGCCTCTGGAGGCAGTTTGACTAAATTAGCTTCCAGTTCTGGAGCGACAGCATCTGCTATGCCATTTATATTTTCAATCGCCATTTCAAATCCTATCTAATAGAAAATCCGCCACCTTTAATTGCAGCACCCATACCACGGCATCCCATTTTACCACCTTTTGCAACACCACCATATTTCATCTTTTGAACTTTGCCACCATATTTCATCATTTTAAAATCTGCGCCAGATATTGTGCCATCTTTATTTTTATCTAATTTTTTTTGATTACCTTTAAGGTTTTTATTTTTTTGATTTGTTTTAGCAACATTTTTACTAAAATCTTCATTCAAAATTTCTGTTTTATCTGCTTTCAAACTCTTAGGTCTTGGTTTAGGCATTGGAACATCTCCACCTTCTTTCATGCCTTTTGCTTGAACTTCTTTTATCGCTTCCATTAAACCGCCCTTTCTCATTTTTCTTATTACTCCACCGTATTTTTTACCAAACATTCTGGCAAAATCAGATTCAAATTTATCAGCTATTTTTTTAGTTTGTGACGGGGATAACGATTGACCTTTACCAAAAACATTACCCTGCTCTTCTATTGCTCTTATAGCTGCCTCTAATTCAGCTTGACTTAATTTTTCGCCACCACCTTGCATTTTTTGCACTACTTTACCACCGAATCTAGCTTTCATAATATCATTCCTTTGTATTCCAAATGCACCAGGATTTGTAATGTTAAACGATTGCTTTTTAACTCTTGCTCTTGTAGGTCTTTTAGATCTCTTCATTAATTGAGCTAAATCTTTTTCGGATTGAGAATCTAAACTCATAGCAGTGTTTATTCCAGCAGATACATTTTTTGTTTTATCAGCCATTACTTTATTCCCTTAAATTTACCACCACGACCTTTAAGCATAATAGATTTTTTCCTTTTTTTGACAACTCCACCTTTTTTCTTGGTAGTGATACCCATAGCTTTGAGAACAGCTTCTTTTTCTCCAGGTGCAAAATTGGCAGTTCCAGACATCATTTCTTGAACAAGCTGCATTTTCCTAACAGCTTTATCTGCATCCATTTTGCTTCTAAGATTTTTATCAAAACTAGTTCCTGTTAAAATATTTTTTTTTGCTGGCATTACTTTATCCCTTTAAACATTCCGCCTCTGCCTTTGGCAACACCGCCCATGTTCATCTTTATAGGCTTGACTTTACCACCGTCCATCATACCAACAGGCATAGACTTGGTTGTGTTTATTACACCACCCATAGCTTTATTAACAGGCTTTACACCTTTTAACATTTCATTCATTTTTTTAACATCATCATTTGATACAGTGTTACCTGTTTTTTGTGCCAAAACTTTTTTCATTGTTGCAATGTCTGCGTCTGAAATTGTCTTTCCATTTTCATTTGCCATTAGTAATACTCCATTTTTCTTCTATATCCTGGTTCAAACTCTTCATCGTCAGGTGTGGATATAAAACCACCTTGTCTGAATCTTAGTATAGCCTGTGTCATTGAATCTGCCAAGTCATCATGGTCTCCATGTGGAAAACTCGCACATTCCTCAACAACTTCCTCTGCAAAATTAGCATCTGGTCTCCATACCATACCACTTTCAAACACAGGTGCGCAAGCATTCATCCTTGCAAACTTATCAGCACCTTTGCTCGGTGTAAAGGGTGTAACAGGAATACCCATACGTCTTAACTCTTGTGTTAAAGGTGTACCACTTGCTTTTTGCTCTATCAATATCATGTCTGGATCATAAGCCTCGCTTAATTCATAAGCCTTTTGCTTCAGTTCTGGAAAATCCCATCTGCCCTTCTCTGCATCAAGTAAAATAATTGCATCACCCTCACCTTCTACTGGTGTAAATATCCCCCAAGTAGTAATAGCACTAAAGTCAGCACGATCATTTTTACTGAAAGCGGTATCGTATGATTGTATGATATATGAGCAGGGAGGTGGTTCAGCATGATCCCAAACATTCCACCATTCCCTTTTTATTATAGCTCCTTCTTCTGCCGTTGGGTTTTGCATATACTGTGCATTCCACTTGGCTACTGGAATTGACGCTTTTACTCCGTCTAATTCCTCTCGACTCCAATATTCGGGCCATAGTACATTGTTTGTATCTGGAAATATTGCAGGAAACTCCACGACTTCCCATTTATCTGCTCCTCCTTCAGCTTGCTTAGATATAACCCTAGCTGTTAAATCTTTAATACCCCATCTAGTCATAACAATAATAATTGAACCACCTGGCTGCAATCTTTGTCGAGGGCCTGACGTATACCACTCATAAATACCATCAAGTGCAGTAGGGCTTAGTGCATCTTGTTCTGATACTGGATCATCAATGATACATAAATCTGCACCACGACCAGCTAACGCACCACCCACACCAACAGCGTAATACTCACCACCACCATTTGTTGACCATCTACCAGATGCCTTCGCATCACTTGCTAATTTTATATCAGGAAATATATCCCTGAAGTCATCGCTATCAATTAAGTTCTTAACCTTACGTCCAAAACCTACTGCAAGTTCTGCCGTGTGTGTTGCTTGTATTATCTTCAGATCAGGTCGTCTGCCCATAAGCCACGCTGGAAACAAGTAACTAGCAAACTCTGATTTAGTATGTCTTGGCGGCATATTGACAATCAAACGCTTAATTTTGCCGTCAGCTACTTTTTGCAACTTGTCCGCATATATTTTGTGATGTTTACCCTCAATGAAAGTGGGCCAAATCTTCTTTACAAACTTTAAATAATTTTCTTGACTTGTTTTCTGCTCTTCTAAAACTTTAAGACGATCAAGAAGAGGAGCCATCTTAGAGATTTCATCATCACTAAGATATTCTGCAAAATCTGAGGCTTGTAAAACCTGATCCATTATGCTGTCGCTAAGAGATTATCCAATGCTTGCATAACCTTACCACCTTCTGCATAACCAGCAACCCCGCCTTTTTTCATAGACTTAGGGGCAGCAATACCTGTTAACATCTCTATTAACTTATTTATATCGCCTGTGTTAAAAGTAGATGGAACGAAATCACTAACATTACTGGTAAAAGGTGAATCAACAACTGTTGGAACTGTCTCTGGAACAGGTAAAGGATCACCACCACCTATTACGTTTGGTGGCTTATCCTCTTCTTCTTTTTCTTCTTCTGGCTTTGGCTTTATTACAAATGGATTTTCATTATTATCATCACTACCCATAGGAGCATTCGGATCCATGCCAGAAACCAACCTACCACTTGCATCTCTTATACCAATAACACGACCACTATTATTTCTAACTAATTGTTTTTCTGGTATTGATTTTGAAGTTTGATTAAAATCACCAAAATCATAATTAGGTTGAACATTAGACATGTAATCTTTCATAGTCTGTGTTCTTAAATCTGGTGCGTTAAATCCAAAAAATGTTTCACCTAATCCCATAGGTCTGCCTAATGCTATTTCGTTAGCCATGTTTTCTCTGGTTTTTCTCTCTATTGAGTCTAATATGCCTCCTGCTGTGCCAGTAAAACCTTTGTCTTCAAAGAATGTAGGATCTGAACCCCTTCCAGCTTTTGTTTGACCAACATCTTCTCCATACAATCTCTCAATGTCTGCCATACGATTAGCATTAAAGTCTCTGCCTACTTTTTCTTCAAAATCTTCTGGTGCAATTGATCTTGTTACGTTTTGACCTCTGCCCATAGCTGTTGAGGTTAAATTTTGTAAATTAGG